ATCGGCATGTGTGGGCTTGCGCTTAATCTGCAACTAAGGCGCGTCTTTCTTCCGTGGATGGTTTTATTTCGGAGGTCCTGGCGCCTCACCGGGGTTGCGGTGGGCGCTAACTGCTTCGGTTGGGATTGGAGCGATTTTCGCGAACACCTCGAGTACCACCCTCACTTGCTTGTCGGGGATTACAAGTCTTTTGACATGACACTTTCTTACGAGCTGATGTGTGGTTTTATGTTTGCGATTGAGGGCCTCATCAAAAAGTTCCACCTCACTGATTGGGTCTATCTCCTCGACTACATGTGGGCCCTGCTTGACTCTATTGCCAGACCCACTTACGTTGATCATGGCGATCTTGTCCTGTGTTTTGGGACCAACCCGTCCGGGCAAGCGACCACGGCCGACCTCAATAGCATTCTGAACCTTCTACTAGTCATCATGGCTTGGTCCGACTTTAGTGACCAACCCTTTTTTGAGTGCGTTCGCGCTATCTTCTACGGCGACGATCATGTTGTCTCAACTTGCGATCCAGGGTTTAACTTTGCGTACTACAAGGCTTGGTGTGCGGATCATGGTCTAGGTTACACCACCGCTGACAAGAGGGATGAACTATCGTATGAGATGACGTGGGATCGTGTCACGTTTCTCAAAAGGTCGTTCGTTTACAACCCTGAGCTCAGATGTTACGATTGCCCCATTGAAATTGCCACCATCTACAACATGCTTAGCACCTGTGTTTTGTCCAAACAGATCTCTCACAGATTACAGTGTTGGGAGCTTTTGCAGAACGCTCATATGGAGCTGCAATTTCACCCCGAGCTTTTTGCTCGTTACGACCCAAACCTTCGGATGTTGGCTTCTGCCTACTTCCCAGAGTTCCCGCCTCTACCCACGGTTGAGGAATACCGGGAGGAGCGATTTCTTTCGCTCTACCGTGGAGTGCTCCCTACTCATTATCATGACATGGGAGGTGGAGAGTAGTTACACTGCCTTGTTGCGCTTGTTCGCGCAACATTGTCAGCAGGACTCTCCACATGTGTATTAAAATATTGAACATATATTAACCTGCCAGAGGTAGGCGGGCTTGATGAATATATTAT